TGCATCATCTTCATCGCGTGGAATATCGATATCAAAGACCAACGGCTTAAAGCATTGTGGACATCGCTCCTCGCTACCTTGAATCTCATGCATCCCGGCGGTCATGATCGCTTCCATGGCTGACCATTCATGCCGATTGGATTGCATTGCAGCTCTTTGTCATTCAACGGGCAAAAGTAACCTTCCCACTTTTTGCCGGTGGCCTTTGCCGTGCCGCTCTTGTAATTCATCAAGCCATGCTTGCAAGAGGGATGAAAGAGCTCATCATCTGGATCCGGGATTGGCGCATCTTGCCAAGGATCCGCATCCGTATTTTGCACGACCGTCAAGCGCATTGGCTCGGCGAGCGCAACCGGCTCGGATCCCCATAGGTCAAGAGCTACACCAAAGCGCATTGCCGCATTTTTAATCGCATCCGAAATGGCACTTTTGATCGCATCCGAACCTTTTTGATGAGGATCCGATGCACCATATCCGATTCGAGTGGTCTCGCATACGGTTAAGCGAATCCAAATCCCACCAACGGCATCAATCATCGGAGTGCCATTGAGATTTAATCCCATTGGCTCCCATGACCAATTTGGATCGACTTGAATGAGACGATCGGTGACGATCGCATGGTTTAGATATGACATTGCACGACCGGCAATTGTTTTGCTTTCAATCAATTCCGGAGCAAATGATGCGCGAAGTGCTTGTGCTTGCTCCGGTGTCATGCTGACAACTTTTGCGGCATGAGATCCGAGACTCGCTGATATTTGTATCCGCTTGGATGTATTGATGGCGCGGCTACCACATAACCGTTCCATTTGATATCGATGCCATTGCGAAGCTTGCCCGGATAAGTAAAGCCGGCATGTGCTTGGTAGTAGTAATGAAAGCCGTTGCCGGTCTGCACTATCAAAGTGGGATCAAGACCGTCAATGCTTCCACCATTGCGAAAGTCAATGTCGTACACGACAAGACCGCTCATTGCGCAAGCAATGCCGATATTTAAATCCGGTCTTTTGGCGAACCATGAGACGATTTGTTTTGGATCATCGGATGCGGAGCGAAAGCCGCGCGGTGCCAATCTTGTGAATGGCGTTTTGTCTTTTGGCGTAAGCGGTAACACGAACCAACCAAGAGCTGAATATGCCAAAGCGTGCTCAAGCACTTCATTGCGGCTCATTTGCTCACCGAGCTTGCATGACGAGCGGATGACCGACCACGACGAAATCCGATTGCATGACCTACGCGATACCCGGCCAAATGCCCGGCGCAATATCCGGTGGCAAGAAGTATCAATCCGATAATCACGACAATTAAATCATTTTGATTTTCAAGCATTTTTCTGCCCCTTTTGCCGAGTGTTAGAGGTCTCGACAAGGCCAATCATACTCATGTCAAGATCTGAATTGCACGCCACGCGCCTTCAAATATTGGGATTTTTGGTTGGTACAAATTGGACATTTTGGTCGGATCTCCTACCCGGTAGGCCACACCCTTCGGCTTATTGTGTTCGACTTTAATCTCTGGCTTGTAGTCCATGATCCCCGAGACTATTTTGGCAAGCTGAAAGAAGCTGGTACCGATGCCGGTGCAAAGATTAATGGTGTCATTGACCCGAGCCGCGGCCATGACCAAAGAAGCTTCAACGATGTCATCGATGTGGATCCAATCGCGCACGGTATCGCCCGATCCCCAAATCTCAAATGGATCTACTCGATGCACCGCCCGGTGAATGAAGCTTGGAAAAGGGTAATCAAGATCCTGATCGGTGCCATATCCCGAGAATGGTCGAAGGGTTAGCACGGTGACACCTTCGCGGCGCAAGTAATCCATCAACATCTCGCCGGTCAATTTTGCCCATCCGTAAGTCATATCTGGATTTTTGATATCGTCTAAATCAATATCACTTTCCCGAAGCGAGTGCCGTCTTTCCAAGGTCTGCAAATTTGTCGGATAAGCGGCACTTGATGAAAAATAGATGATGTGCGTTTGATTTGTCCGAATCGCCCACGATGCCATTTCTGCATCAAGTGACAAATCAACGGCCAAAGATAGCGGTGAACCCTCGATCAATGCTCGCCCACCGACCACGGCGGCGAGATGAATCACAAGGTCAAATTGCGTTGAATCTTCTCGAAAGAAATCTCGAGCATCATCTCCGTTTTTGATATCGATGCATGTAAGTGCCACTTGTGAAAGTCTCGGCGAGCGCAAGAATGCTCGGCCTACAAATCCAGATGATCCGGTCACAAGTACCTTCACATCAATCTCCGCACAAGCTCACGATATTCATCCGAATTGATGTATTTGTCAAAGACAATTTTGTCGGCATCGTACACTTCTGGAGCATTGACATCGACATATCCTTGATCGACCTGGGCTTTTCCGGCAAGCGGATGCATGTGCTCGATGATGGTCTCGGGCAAGTAGGTCAAGGCTCCAATATCAAGGCCAAGGGTTTTCCAAAAGTTATCAAGGTACAAATGCAAAAGATGATCTGGCACCATGCCATCAAGCTCTTGCACAATAGTGCCGTGCATTGCTACGGCCGTCGGTAAATTTTCGCCTTGCAAAAGGTCATTGCCATATACAAGTCCAACACCTTGATCGAGCACAATTGTCCAATCAATATCCCAATACATGCTTCTTGGTCGATGATCATCTCCTAAGAATCCAAAGTATTTGTATTTTCCAAGAGCAAAGATTTCTCGAGCGGCCAGATTGAGCGGTCGCGCCATGCCTTTTTGTGTGCGCTCATAAATTAAAAGATGATCAAGATTAAGAGCTTTGTATTGCTCAAGTGTTGGATCATCTTGATCGCATACGACCCAAAGATCACAAGTCGCTTTTGTATTTTCGAATGATTCGATTAAGTCTTTGATATTTTGTGGCCTTCCGCGTGATGGAACTATCACGGCCAGAGATGTCATTGCTTAGGATCCTCACTTTTTGTTTTTGATTTAAGACCGTTACCGGCCAAGACCCCACCAAGAGATCCGGTCAAAAATATAGCAAGAGTCTTGAGCAAATCGATGAAGGCGGCATCGTTGGGCGATTGCTTCATTGGTTGCGTAACAAATACCAAGGCATAACATGCCGAAAATACCAAGATCAAAAAAGTGATTGCAAGGGTTGCGCCTATGATAAGAATCAAGCGAGCATGAATGTCCTCGGGAGCAAGTCTTTTTTGCACTTTATTGCTTGTCCTATTGATCCACAAGGTCTCGAGTGCAGGTCGAATCGGCCTCGCATGCTCCACCTTTTTGACATGCGGCGGTTTCCCAATTTTGGAACTCTTGGCATGGATATCTGATTGATCCGTCATACCCACACCCCCCCAAAATCAAAGCCGCCGCAATCCCGAATGATACGGCGCGAATCATCTACCCAAAGAATCCTTTGGATTGAGGTAACGATAAATTGGTGGCACTACGCTGGCCAAAGCCGCGGATGCAATAGCTTTGAGATCCATGGATCCGGTTGCCATGTAATAAGCAAGCCCAGCTGAAATCGCCGCGCGTGCCCATGATCCGCTCATTTGCTTCAAAGTGTTGATTGTGTGCTTGCTCATGCTTGCTCCTTAAAATCCGGCCTTCCGAATCCCACGATGGAACCACCTTTGGAGTATTGCCTTTTTTTGCGCATTACTTCGCCGCCGTTGCGCTGAGACCCGGATCCGGATGTGTTGCCTTCAATAGTTTCACACCATCCCTTTCCAAGATCTTTCACGACGATACCGACATGCGAAATTCGATTGACATTATCATCCGGAAAATCAAAGTATGCGATCCATCCGGGATCGGGTTTAACGGGTGCATTAACCCATTTGTCGAGCTTCTTGAATGCATTTGATCCGTTCACCGTTGAGACGGTATTTGGGATCTTGATTTTTGCCTTCTTTGCGCACCAATTGACAAATGATCCACACCACGGAAGCCCATTGGCTTTCATGGCTTCACCGTACTTGGTTAAATTATCAAAGGTCTCGGCGTAGCCAATCTCGGCTTCGGCGATCTCAATAAGTTTTGCGGCATTCATTAGAGCGCGGCAATTTCTTCCGGCGATAGTCCAAGCGCGGCAAGTTTTGCAAGTGCTGAGGCTCTGGCTTCTGCCTTTGCTTCTGCTTCGGCTTCACGCGCTAGGCGATCGGCTTCGGCATTAGCGCGATCAGTTTCCAGTTGAGCAATTTCCTCATCTGTTAACTCGATAACACTCTGCGCGCCCGTTTCGCAGTTAACTTCGAGTCTGGTTGGTTTTGTCATTTGTATCTCCTTATGAGTTCTTGAT